AGAGAGCCCCGTTACCGAGGCCCCCTCCTTGATCTCCAACGTGCCGCCGATGACGGTCTTTTCGCCGCCCTGTTCGGTGTAGTTCTTGGCGTTGTATCTCATGGTTCATCCCTCCTTAAGCCTTCTGCTGGAGAACCTTGACGGCCTCCGGCAGGATCAGCTTGCCGTCCACGCGCTGGGTGGCAACGAAGCCCACCTGCCCCGTGACAGCAAAGAGCTCGTTAAGGCGCTTGAACACCCGCCCTTGACGGTCGGCCACCCAGTAATAGCTGAAGTCCCCGAACACAATGGTCTTGGCGCTGGCAGCGATGGTGGGAACATAGGCGGAGGTATGGACAGGACGATTCAAGATGGTGTCAGGTGTACCCGCCTGCAAAGAGGGCTGCCAAAGGTACTGCCCCTGGCCGTCTTTCAGCTTGCGGATGGCCTTGACGGTGGCATCGTTCATCACAAAGGCGGCCCTGTTGCGGTAGGGCGCTTTGAGGCTGTAGAACAGGTCGAGCAGTTCGTCAATGGTGAGGGCGGTAGCTCCTGCCGTGGTTACGCCGATCTGAGCGCCACCCGTGGCTGCCAGGATGCCGGTGGGCTTGCCGGAGCCGTCGCCCAAGAAAAAGGATTCCTCTTCCTTGTTGCCGATCCGGCGTGCGAACTCCCTGGAGATGTAGGCTTCCAGGTTGAACACATTGTCGTTAAGGAGTTCTTCGGACACCTTAATGAGCGTGCCCAGCTTGTAGGCGCCGATGGACACCTGGCCGAAGGCGTCGTCACTATCCGGGATGCTGCCCTCCTCATCAATCCACGAAGCCGTGCCCTTGAATGCTACGACAGGGATTTTGCGGTCGCCTGAAGAAGTAGTGATCACGCTTGCCAGCCTGCGGAAGATGTTCTCATCGTCGAGCGCTTCCACCAGCGTGCGCTCGAATTCATCGGGGACGAGGTAGCCGCCTTCAGAGTCAGTGCCGATCTGGAGGGCGTTTTTTACGCCCATGTCGAGGCCTTCATTGCCACGGGTGCGCATGGCGTTCCAGAAAGCCTTTCTGTATTCGGCGGAAGCCCGGCCGGTCTTTTCCTCGGCGGACTTGGTCGGCATGCCCAAAATGGGCGCGGACGTAGGCTTGCCCATCTCCAGGTCAAAGGCCACCTGTCGCTCCAGCCGCTCGATTTCCTTGCCCAGGGCGACCATGTCGGCTTCCATCTTGTCGTATTCCGCTGCGGCTTCCATGGGAACCAGCCCGTCCGTGCCACGCTTCTGGTCGAGGAAGGCCTTGGCTGTGTTCCAGATTTTGTTGCGCTTCTCGCGCAGTTCAAGGATGTTGTTCATTCTCTTTCCCTCCATATGTTTAGTGGATGATCAGGTTGAGCCGCTTCTGGAGCGACTCAATGGAGATACCCTGCGGTTGTTCGGGTTTCTGTTCTTGCTTGGTCTGAGCCTTAGGATTTACCTTGTCAAACAGGGAGTTGGTCACGGCCCGTCTGGAGAAGGCGAATGTGAGGTCGTCGCTCTTCCTGCGCTTCTCGTCTTCCAGGATGCCGTCAGCAAAGCCCAGTTCTATCGCCTTGTTGGCGTTCATCCAGGTCTCCGCATCCATCCAGTGGGAGATCTTCGCCCGCGACTGAGCGGACTTGATCTGATAGGCGTTGATGATGCTCTCCTTTACCTCGGCCAGCATATCAATCGCCTTTTGCATCTCCTCACTGTCGCCAATGGCCACGGTCAGCGGGTTGTGGATCATCATGAGCGCGGTCGGCGCCATAAGAACTTGTGTTCCCGCCATCGCCACGACGCTTGCAGCCGAGGCCGCGATGCCGTCCACTTTGACGGTGACATCGCCTTTGTAATCCATGAGCATGGCGTAGATCTGGCTTGCCGCTACGCAGTCCCCGCCGGGGGAGTTGAGCCAGATGGTGATATCCCCCTGTCCCGAGAAGAGCTCGTCCTTGAAAAGCCTGGGCGTGACCTCATCTCCCCACCAGGTTTCGTCGGATATCTCCCCGTCAAAATAGAGGACGCGGCCGCCTGTCTCGTCAGCGTCCCGCGCCCAGTTCCAGAACTTCTTTGTTTTCATGAAGTACCCTCCGTTTTATTCGATTGATACGCCGCGCCAACATCTGCGAGTTTGACCATGTTGCCGTTTAGGACGTGCAGGTTTCCTCCCTCCGTCTCGCTGAGCAGGTTCAAGTCCTCAAGGCTGCGCACATCGTTGACCGAGTAGAAGCCATTTTGTATGCCGGTCGAGTAGCCCAGCATTCGGCTTTGGTAGTCGCCGCGCAACAGGCCGTCCAGATTGAACTTGATAAAGATTGTCGCTTTCTCGCTTGGCAAAACCAGGGCTTGCTGCAGAGACTGCTCCCACCTGACCACCCAGGGGTCAAGGGTGTATTTGACAAACTCCAAGGACTGCTGCTCGATGTTGGAGAAGCTGCTCTTTTCCAGATCGCCCACCATGTGGGGTGGCACGCGGAATATCCTCGCGATCTCATTGATCTGGAACTTGCGTGTCTCCAGGAACTGCGCCTGCTCCGGCGGGATGCTCATCTGGTGGAACTTGAGCCCCTCTTCCAGAACCGCCACCTTGTGGGCATTCGTGCCTGAGAACTGCGACTGCCAGGACTCACGCAGCCTATCCGGCTCTTTGACCACACCGGGATGCTCCAGCACGCCGCCGGGGTTGGCGCCGTTGGCAAAGAAAGTCGCGCCGTAGTCCTCTGTGGCAAGAGCCAGACCCACTGCGTTCTTGGCCATGGCGATGGGGCTATAGCCGATTAGGCCGTCAAAGCCCAGGCCGGGGATGTGCAAGACACTCTCTCTTTGCAGCTTCACCTGGCCCTTGTCGCTCTGATAGGTGTAGACCAGTTCGCCAGTAGGTTCGCGGTCGACCGTCATGCGGTCGGGAAGCATTGGGTATAACGCGATTGGGTAGCCCCTGCCGTCGCGGATGATCTGGGCATAGGCGTTTCCCCATAGCAGAAGGTGTGCCATGAGAGTCTCCCGGAACACAAAGGAGGTCATCTCGCTGTTGGGTTCGTCGTGCAGGAGGCGCTGTAGCGGATGGCCGGTGTGCCGCACCTTGCTCCCGTCCGCTTGGTGGCGGTAGACATGAAGCGGGAGGCTTGCGACCGACTCCGACAGGATGCGGACACAGGCATAGACCGCCGAGCTTTGCATCGCTGTACGCTCGTTGACAGCCTTGCCGCTTGTCGTACCGCCAAAGAGGAAACTCCAGCCGCCACCGACGCGGTTCTTGGGCTTATCCCGCGAGCGGAACAGGCCGGATAATCTTTTCATAATTGCTACCTCCTTGTGTAGACATCCGTTTTCGGATGTGTTATAATATCCGATATAAGATACGTTAAACCGCGTATCATAAAAAGGAGGAGGCCCAAATGAAAGCCACATATGATGATTTTCTCTCTGAGAACCCACCCTGCAGGAAATTTGAATCTGACATCGACGCACAAGCCGTTTTCCATCTCCTATCACAAGATGAGAACATCATTGCAATGATTGATGCGTCAGAAGCGGGAAAGCCCGCGCTCACCCCGGTTGTCTCTATAGTCGAAGACTACTTTGATATGCATGCTATTAGCGAGTTTGACCTTCGAAAGACTTTTCCGCGTACCGCTGTTGGATGCATGATCAAAACCATCCTTGCTCCGTTTGGTTATCGTGTTCTTTCGCCGGCTACAAGGGCACAGAAAGATCTGCCGAAAGCGGCAAATGCTAAGTATTTCGCGTCCGCGTCTTGTTACGAGCTGACAGGCGAGGCAAGCATGCGCATTACGCGCACAGTAAGCGAAATCAGATAAACAACAACCCCCTTCCCGCATAGACGCTATCGGCAGCACCACCGCCAAGCGCGGCCCTGGCCAGGCCCATGATCATCGCCACCACGCCGTCTATCTTCTCGGTTGATTTCTTCTTGTTGGGCTTGATATTCCCGGCCGCGTCCTGGTCAACAACGACATTGCCCATGTTCCAATCCAGGACGGGGTGCCTGCCGTGGCGGATTTTGCCTTCCATCACGAACTGATAGAAGTCCTTTGAAGGTGGGGACATGGAAATGAAACCCTGACCGAACGGAAACACCGTAAACCCATGCTCCGCACCCAGTTCTTCAAGGTCGCGGCGAATCTTCTCCGCACCGTAGCGGTCATAGGCGATTTCACGAATTCTAAAACGCTCCGACA